CGTTTTCTCATGGCGCACATATCACCGCCTCCTCCCCTACCGCCTGGGCGACCGCCAATGTTGGTCTTGAGTTTGCGGATCTCGGAATGCAGTTCGACCGGTCCAAATTTGTGTCGGCGACGACATTTCGTTCGATCGTCGCCCATGTTGATCAGCTGGTTTGCGCGTCGCAACAATGAGGTGATCAGCGACATTTGTTGGCCGATGATTCGCGTCGATTTATCGATTTGTGCGGCAGCTGTTGGTGTGAGGGTGATGGGCTTTTTCATGACCTTCCAGATTAGCACCGAACCTTTTCGCTGTCAATCAGGTAAATCTAAGTCGTCGAGCTGACTCAACCGGAGCCGGAGATATTGGACCGCCATCACCTTGGCCTTGTGTTCGGTAGGAGCCCATGATCCGGTTTCACGCACCAGCCATTGACGTTGGTCAATACGCTGAGGTAATCCTGGGTGTTGGGAAATGTGCACGTTAACTCCCAGACAGTGTCCCGACCACCCTTTATACGGCGGCTTATGGTTCCTTCGTTTGGGACCATTGGCCCATGATCCATCAGGTCTCACGGTTGCATATCCGAATACGTATTTGGGCCAATCATCCCTGACCCATCTGACGTCCTTCGCAGTCATGCGGGTCGGCTTTGCCATAGGTCGACGACCACCTTCATAGCGCGCTTAAATGAGGCTTGATCGGCAGCGCTTCGAGCCGCTGGGTGCGGGGACTCGATTAAATGGAGAGTCGGGATTAGTTCGCGCAGCGCCTCCCTAGCAACCTTGCCGAACGCGATCACCAGATCCGGGTGATGGAGGTCCAGGGTCGCCGAAATGTGGCTGAGATCGGCCAGCACCTTATCGGACGCCCGGCCCGTGATGGTGGTGGAGGCTTCCTCCCAGACGATCGAGTCGCAGAGATCCTGCCCCAGCTGCTTGCGGAGGTTCCGGCCCGTCACGCACCCGGCGAACAGCGCATACATGATCAACCTGCGACGATAGTCGGGGCCGTGGGTTGCGATCATGTAACGAACTCGATCGGGGTCACGGACCCAAGTGTTCTGCAGAAACGCGACGATCTTCATATTGACGAACGTTGGCTGATTTGTTAGTATCTGTGAATGCAAAAACCAACGATGATCCGTATTGCCCAATATCTCACCGCCTGCCACATGCCGTCAACCATCCGTGATCATCTGGTCTCGGTCAGCAGTTCGCGCAGCTATCGGTTGTTTAAGTCAAGCAAATCGGTCAAGCAACTCACCGACACTCAGGTGATGATCGATTGCACGGGACCCGAGGACGTGGTCGTGTGGACAAGAACATCGTTCGAGTGCCGGAGGCAAAGCATTGCGGGAGTTGACAGGATCGGGTGCGCCAATGATGAAGCAACTCTTTTCGAATGGCGCGACTGGGTGTCCAAGATGGGTCTCGGATATGATCAGGAAATCAGCGCTTTCCACCGCATCTTGGTAGACCGCACCGGTTTGCTGAAAATGTTCGATCGATCCGAAGCTGAGACGCGCTCCAATGCTCGCGCCCGATGGCTCCAGGACGCTGCCCGGGACGACGTTGTCACAGTTGGAATATGGATTAGCGATCGGTGGGTGTCAGTGATGCTCAACCCAGCCGACCGGCTCGATGATCCGGTGGAAGCTGCCGGACAGGTTGCTCGGTGCGCCCAAGAATGCGTTGCGCGTCTCTGATCTGCTGCTCCACCACACTACGGTTGCGCTTCCAATCGTGCTCCTGAACCACGAGCACCTTGTAACGGGCCTGAACCGCTAGAGAGTGCTTGGAGCGGTCACGGGACGGGTCCTTGTGCCACTTCGCACCGTGGTGCTCGATCAGTAACTGTCCGGCCCGGACGTCGAATTTACATGGTTGATGGTGTATACGCACTCCGGGCAGCTCAAATTCTAATTCGACGTCGTCCGTTAAAGTGAGACAGAAGTCCCGGATCTCCATATTGGCTCGTGATACCAATCCGCTTAGGCACCCGCATGATACGTTTTGAAAGGTCACGATAGCTGTCAATCGGCGCCTGCTTTCTTTACCGCACGCCATACATCTCCACAGCATTGGAGTTCTGACGTTCGGGCAACCTTCCAGTGGTTGCAGATTGCATCCCGTGAAGTATTCGAGCAGATACGAGAGAGGATATCCAGACGGTTGACGCACCAACGGAGCCTTATTGACCCAAAATCGATAAGCAGACTCATAACATCGCCCGCACGACACGGTAGCTCCCCGCACCACATGTTTCACCAACAGCATTTTCTCTGTGCCACATGTACATCTCCACAATATCTTAACGCGTGAACTCGTGTAGTTGGGCAGCGGTTCTACTGGAGTTAGTTTCCCGAACGTTTTATCACGTATTTTATCTACACTGAAGTCGAGAACCCTGCACATGCCACACGTTTTGAGACGGCCTCTGGCATAATTGTTCCATCCCATCGCCTTAGTTCTACCGCATTCGCACAAAAACACGACCTTGCGCTTACTGTCCGTATACTTGTGGGTGGGAATAGGCATCTCATCGGTAGCGATCGGCGTTAACATAATATCAAAGAATGTTGACCATTATATAGCAGACTGGCGGCCCCGTTTCCAAGGCCGCCAGCTGATGCCCACAAATTGCTTGTGATCGACTAGGACCCGAAGTCCGGTCCTTCCGGCCACGGTGTGTCCGTGTAGGACGCGATTCCCTCACGGTTGTCGTAGGACCCGCCCATTGGGTCAGTGCCGTGGACGAGATCGTCTCCCTCCAGCCCATATCCAGTTTTCCCTCCGGCCACATCGATGTCGAGTTGGCCGTAATAGAGTGATCCGTTGAAGAATGCGTCCAGCTTCGCGTAAACGGCTCCGCCGACGCCGTGGCCGACGATCTTGAGCCACATCTTCTGAGTGATGACGTTGAACTGATTGGCGGCCCCGTCGTTGACCAGGATGCCGGGCGCCGTGGTCAGTTGGTTCCAGGTTTGCCGGTCGTCAGATTCGTAGGCGTTGACGAGGAGCGGGAACCCCTTCTGGCCGAGGCCGAGGAGGTCGCGGTTGACCTGGGCCATGATGTTGAACTGGATCACGCCAGTCTTGGGAGCGACCTTGTAGATCGCCAGCACGCCGTCGACGTTAGCCGGGCATGCGATGTGGTTTTGAGAGATTCCTGCCATATAATTGGTTGGTTAGTTACTTGGGTTTGGTTTTGGTTGAGGTGGTGGGGCGCTTTTTCTGCTCACTTGGCGTGATCGCGAACACCATGTTGCGAACCCCGTTCACATTGAGCAATTGCATTCTGGCCTTGAACTTGAGGCGCTCCGCAAGCTCCCGGAGGCGGTCCACGACCAGCTCGCCAATCTCGCGCCACGCTTCCGGATTGACGGGCTGCACTCGCAATAGTAGGGCTCCGGTCTTGGACCAGGTTAGCCCGACGATGGAATCGAGCAGGCTGAGGTCGCTGGTCAGCTCGTGGACGATGTGGTCGGTGAATGCTCCCTGTTGCATGCAGATATGGTGGTTGTTATCAGTTAAATCTCGGCAGGCGTTAAGTTCGGGCGAATCCCGCCCTACTAAAAAATATCTAGCATTATCAGCGATAATGTTACCCTCAATTACAACGCGCGCCTAGATATTGCAACGAGATTGTATCGTATACAACCTTAAGAGAAGCCGGTCATTGCGTAGGCCGGAATGCGTTTGATGCACTACCTCGGAGCGAACGCGCTTATCGAGGCACCGGGACCGTGGGAATCTTCTCCCAAAACGGGTCCAGTGGCAACATCTGTCCGGTCTGTGAATCTTGCATAGGTTAGGCGATAATCTTACACTGATTTGCTTTGACCGTAACGGTGGTGGGAGGCCGCCCTTGCGTTGGTCCGTAGAACGCCACCTCATAGGTGGGTTCGTCGGTGGTCTCATGATTTGTATCATAAACATGGGATACTTGGCCGCGCGATCCTGCGGGAAGGTTGGCTAAGTTCACTGTCAATTCGATAACGGCGCCCTTGTGATCCAAGAGTTGACGCATGGGGGCTTTGACGTTGGCGGCCACATTTCCGCTCGGAAGCAGCGCAATTCGTTCTGAAACATCGGTGCGAGCCTTGTAGGTGACCACCCATCGTCCACCGTCGTCGCTGATCGGCTCAAATTCACTCGCCATGCGGCGGATCACTGGAATGAGTTCAGCGTCATTGGCGACATGATTACGATTAAGACACTCTTCCTCACTGGTCTGGAACACCTCGAACTCAGTGTCCCAATCGTTCGACATCCATACGTCCCGGCGCTTTTTCGTCACGTTGGTGGCGTCGACAATCACGACATCGTGACCGGCAGCGAACAGCGCCCGCACCATTACTTGAGCGATCGCCCAGACGAACGGCTCGGCCTCGGCGGCGAACCGTTGACCATGGAGGGCGTAACGGATCGAGTCTGGATTAACGATCGGATGACCTTGGGAGCGCGCCCATGTGGACTTTCCGGCTCGTGGCAGCCCGACCGTGCAGATTAAACGTCGGCGGATCATTTGAGTCAGAGTGCGATGTTGTCCAGCAGCTGTTGGGCCGATGCGTTGACGGTTCGTAGGGTCAACACTTCATCGCGCAGGCGTGCTGCGAGCTGGCACACACTCTCATCCGTCACATCACCGACCGGGTTGGCAATCAGTGTGGACTTGCGTAGGATCGGCTCCAAACGTTCGCGTAACGCCGTGAAGACTTGCTCGTTCACTCGCACTTCGACGGTTAGAAGCCGGTAATATTCGGCGACGCTACCTTGTTCGAAGTCGTCCGTCCCAACTTCGTTGACCGAATGTCGGTACGCAGTAGGCGTTGGACTATCAGCGGTGAGACAGTGATCAGGTGATTGGCGACGGCGGGATGTGGTTCTCATGTTCCGATGAATGCGGCTAGCCGCCGATGAAGTTGAAGGCTCGGGCGATCAGCAAAATCAGTCCGATCGCGATGAACGCCCCGAGGACGATGTAGACGGGTTGCGGGATCGCGACCCCGGACCATTTGATCAGAGCAATGATGGCCCAGATTACGACAACGGCGATCGCGACGATGACGAGCAGGCTGATTAGACCGTGGACGGACGGGCCAGCGATCGAAGATGATGAGGATGTGTGGCCGATAAGTTCATCGGCGAGCAGAGGGAGTAGGATAAGGATGTTCATCCTGATACTTAGGGGACAAATCATCTAATCCATCGCTTCGAAGGTGTGATCCGGTGGCAACGGTTTGGGCTTGGTGAACAAGATGTCGCGGATCGTGCGGACATCTCCTTCAAACACGACCGCCTTACCGGAGAATCCGGCCTTGGTTCCGTCGCTGAGCGTGATCCATACTGACTGCATTTGATCAACGGCGAATCCGTTGTCGTCAACGATTCCACCACATTGAAGGTGGATATCGGGCGCCTTGAGCGTGTCCTTGATCCATTGAGAGAAGTGATCGACCGTGCTGGCGTCCACACAATCTCCATCATGACTGGATAGCGGCTCTGGACACAAGTTTCCTTCGACCTCCAACAGCACTTGAAAGCTCTCACGGCGCCGCACCTCTTTGATGTCAAGCGTTGGCCAACGTTTGCGGAGCTCTGAGACAACGGTGGGATGATCCATGGTGGAACGAATGCGTTCCTGTTCCTGAATGGCATTACATTGCTTATGTCCACCACCGCCCGATGCGCACCCTATCGTGCGACTGCATCGTGGCCAGCGGATCATGGTCGGCACTGGCCTCCGCCATGTTTGTCGCACCATACGTAACATAATGGATGGTATCATCCACGAGAATCACGGAAACATGTGCCTAGAGATGGTTGACTTCGTGCGGGTGGCGGGTAAGTTCCACCGAGTGGAGGCCACTTACTCACATGGTGGACGTCACTACGCTTGGTCCTCATGGTCGATCGACCATGAGGACCACGATTTGCCAGACTAGCGTTTGGTTCTTTGACGTAATTTCTCACGTTTCGCTAGTTCTGGCGATAGATCGTCTTCCATGAACTTGCCGATAATGTCGAGACCGTCCCCAAATTTCCTACCGGCCAGCACGGCGTCGACTTGGGCGTCCACGCCACTTTCAGTGAGAGACCCGTAACCGAACTCGGTCATTTGGATCAGTTTCGCTTTCACATAGGCGCGGCGATCCACGCAGCGTGTTTCCCCGTCGATGTCGATCAGCAACGTTTCGTTCTTCATAATGTAGGTCGATCAGCGTTTGCGATGCAATCGGCCGAGGTAGTCGTGCTGGATTTTGCTGAGCGCCGATTGCATGGCGTTGTGGACAGCGCCCCCAAAGTCCACGGCCTGTTCAGCAGGCCAGCCATCATCGTTGCCCGTAATGTCGTTCACGGAGTCGTTGAGCGCCTCCCCGAACTCCTTCATGGCTCCCAACAATTGATTGAGCTGATGTTGACAGCGTCCGAACGATATCGGCGCAGCGTTGCCTTGTAGCAGCTCCTTGTAAAGGGCGGCAACGATCTGATTTGGTTCAATGTTTAAGTTTGGCATGTCGGAAGAGTAACACATGACCAACCGTTTGTCAAGTTATGGGTTGACGATTGACAAGTCGCGTGATAAGATGCTGATGTGCCGCGTAAATCAATCAAATCAGTGCGCTTGCGCATCGGGATGCGTTGTTATTGTCGACACAAGTATCACCCTATCAGCGACATCCGACATCAGGAAAACAAGTTCGCCGGGAACAGACATATGTGGCGGGAGATCTGGTGCGAGGGCAGATGGCAGGCCCTATCCAGCATCCAGGCCGTGTTAGTCGCGGGACAACCGTGGAAGTTGGTTGATGTAACCAGCAACGATTGGAAGGTCATCTTGCACCTTGGTCATGCGATCGATCCGCGCTACGATCAGGACCTACCAGAATGAAGCCCAACTGGCATATTGGCGACACGTGGGATGACGCACAACGCGTATACGTCGGCATGCAACTAGGGTTTGATCACAACGCGCCTCGCACTTACCGCATTGAAACGATTACTGCAAGGGCGTGGCAACACGGTCGCCTAGGCATGTCGGTAGCCAACGCTAATGTGGTCAGCTTTTCCGCTGAATTATTTTCATGGTGGCGCAGAGGTCGGCGTATGTACCATGTTGTTGGGTGGTCTGGTAATGATACGCACGTTTTTATTCATGTAAGGTTGGCCATGGTCAGCGGGTCGATTGATGGATTGGATTTGCCGATATGAAGCCTGAATGGACGTTTGGTGATATAGATGCCCGACACACAACTATGCGACTGCGGGTCGGGATGCGGGTCAAATTCTGCCAGAGTTTGCCAGGAGAACTGATGGTTCGTCAATTTGATGTCGGTCGTCTCAACCAAGTGATTCTTACAGACGGTCACCGAGATCATAATCATCCACCGCACCATATTAAATATGTGCTGCGTGGAAAACTGATGTGGCAGGTGTGTGGAATCTCAGGTTATACTCACAAGATTATATTACACGGTTATCTCGTGTCATTGGAGCAAGAATGGTGGGATCGAGAAACCGACCAGGACTTACCGATTTAGAACATAGCGCCTGCCGCCCTGAGCTTCATGTCCAGCTGAGCAAAAAACTCATCGGCGTCTTCCAGCGGTTCGTCGCCCTGCTCCGCAATACCTTCCTGCACAAACGCTTCAATGGCGCACCCTTCCTTGATTTCGGCTTCAGTGAGCATCTCAACTTCGTCGGAGTTATCGGCAATCATGTCGTTACATTAACACGAACGCATAGATTTGTCAAGCGTTACCTCCGATCAATGATGGAGTCATACTCGGCGTGCGTGCCCAACCAGTCCCAAATGAATATGCGGTCGTCGGTCGGGTCCTGATATCCCATCACCCGGTATCCTCTACCAATCTCGGCGCGAAACTTGTTTTTGTTAGATGTGAGACACTTAAAGTCGACCGACCCCATATCGCGCTTTCATTTCTTGAAAGCTTCAGACGCCCGAATTTGCATGGCAAGCGGTAATGCGGCCATGCACTTCTTGAACCGCTTAGTGGTCTTCGACATCGTATAAGGGTTGGGTCGCGGAATGCTCTCCAATAACGTCGTGAAGATCGCAGGTGTGATGCCTTCGGTACCGGCTAAAGCTCCTGATAGTGTGTCTCCTGCGCTCAGCCGCCCAAGCTTTCCGGCGTCATCCAGGTAGATGACCGGGTCGACGATGACGAGCGTTCCGTCCACTCGCATAATCACGTTCTCGTTATGGAGATCTTCGACCCTGATGCCGGTTGTGGCGTTATAATAATCGTCGTTGGACAACCTGGTGAATCCCATCACCCTCATATATGGCTCAACAATGTCACGCTCTGCCCTTTCTCCCTCTACGGCAGGCTGTGACATGATCGGCATCAAGATATCCAGATCCGTCGTCTCATCTGGATGCCAGATAAAAGCCTCGAGCCTGAGCGGAGCCTCACTGAACATGGTGTTGTGCAGGGCGACCCGGTAGAAGAAGTCCAGATAGGTTGAATGGTAGGTAAGCCGATTGCGCTTGAACCAGCGTTGCACAGATTTGTCGAAGTATACGTCATTTTCTCCCTCGCCCAGATCCCCTTGAGCATGCCACGGTCCATCGAACCGCGCGGTTGGCATCAAAAGCCCAGCTTCATGCGCCCATTCGGCGAGCGCTCGCTGCTCCAGCGGCCTGATTATTTTGGAGGCGGCGTTCCGCCCCGCTTGGGCATGCGCCCTGGGGAGATGCGCGAACTCCCGGACTTGATGCGATGATACTGAGCGATGGCATCTTCGACAGACATCGGTCGCGGCTTGTAGGAGCTGTCCATGAGGTCCCTGATAAGAGCGTTCCGCTTCCTTGGGGATACAGTCCGGGCGGTAGCTTGGTTCTTGCATTTGTTTGGGATGTTCATAACTAGCCTACCATATCACAGCGATTCCAGTCCGTCAAGCATATCAGCCGGTCGACGCGATGAATTCGATATCCTTGGCCGGAATGTTGTGCGGGTCCTCGTAAGATTTGCTGCGCGCGCGATGGGTATAGACGAAGAAGCCGTCTTTATCGCGCCCAAGGCCGACCTCCTTTAATGCAGATTTGAGATCGGCAGGCTTGGCGCAACCGTGTTCGATCCCGTCTTTCTTCTTACCTTCAAGCAAGTCCGATAACTGTTGCGGCGTCATGCCGGATACGTAGATCTCAGACGGGCAGGTCATCATTATCTATCGACATATTGAAGAAGCGCGCCAGACACGTGTTCGTGACACGGTGACTGAAAAGCATATACATGCCAGACTTGCTCCACGAACTTTCGTGCGCCTCATTTGGCAAACGTTTCCGCGCTCAACTCAATCGGTACGTCATCATCTTCGTAGAGCAGCGTGTCGGTTAGCAGCCCGTCGTTCACGTTGCCCTGGACGTGCTCAAACTGCCGCTGGATGGAATCGGGCGACGTCCGCAAGTGCTTGGCCAGTGAGTTGACGGTTTCGGGGGATGGGTCCTTAGTCATGACGTTGAATACCTCCTTGAGCTGGGAGTTGCGGCGCATCAAAGCGTGGGACGGGAACCGGACCGTGATCCCGGCGAACACTTCCATGAGCCGCTTGGCTGCGTCCATGCCGACGCACTTGATGACGTCCGGGATGAACGAGAACTTTTCCGCCGCCCTCATGATGTCGATCTCTCCCAGCGGCTGGTCGTAGATGGATAGCAGGGCGTTGCGGATCGCCGCGTGCGTCCAGTCGAGCAAAAACTTGGCGGAGTCGAGCGGCATCCCGTAGCCAGACACGATCGTCTTCAAGATTTGCTGACGAGAGGTGTTGGCAGCATTGGTCATGACTTCGCGGACGCAATATCGGATGATCTCCCGGATATGAGGCTCGTTCCAGCGCACTTCCAGCTCCTTGAGGGATGCCAAGATGGCGTCCCGGATGTCGGTGTCGAAGTTCTGCACGTAGTCAGTCCCAACGAACGCGTCCAGAGGGGTGTCGTGGACCGTTACCATATGGTCGCGGAACTGCTTTTCACGACCGATGTAAGCAAGGGCGGCGTTCCGTACACAGGAACTATTCCCCACTACGATTCCATTCGCCACATAATTATGTGTCTCCTCCACCGTGATATCATACCTCCAATCAGTGTCGGAATCATTCCACACATTAGACCGAGACCATGCGCTGGCTACGGCTTCTTCACGACATATTATTAACCTATCTGATGGGTCTAGGTCACTTACGGATACCTTACCTCCATTAAAACGTTGAACCTCATGACCACGCGTCATCACTAATGATGCTCCTTGCCTGGCATGTAGGCTTACCCAATCGTGTTTGTTGATCGATGGGGATTTGGACCATCCAACCACTTTCTTATTGACGAATAATCCAGTCTCGGCATCCCAGCTTCGAACGCTTACTGGAAGTCTATCATCCACAATAATATTGATAGGTAGACGATCGCCATTCGCTAGCGTCACCATAGACTTTGAAGCTACGCAGAAGTAAGTGAACACTTTGGGTGATCCGGGGGCCGTCTTGACGCCTCTGATCCATCCGCGAAATTGCCCGAACATGTGATTCTTAATGTCTTCAAATGGGGCCGAGAGCTGGAACCGATGCACCCGGATGATCGAGTCGATCAGATCGCCGGTCAGTGCGCAGATCCGTTCGTAGGTGGCAAAGTCCTCCTTCTCCTTATATTGGTTGCAGAGCTCCGTCACCAAAGCGTTGTCGAAGATCACGCGCTTGGCAGGCTTGACGACTACGGCCCCGTTCCGTTCCTGCGGCGGCGGCACGTCAGCGATCGGCCCCAATAAAGCTGGCGGCTTGATCTTGGTGCGCACCGGCTGCAGCGGTGACTTGGCTTTTTTGCCAGCGTTCGGCCCCACCAGATCTCGGCCACATTCACAGATGATGGCTCCGGCAAACTGGTTGACGACGGTGTGCTGGGCTCCGCACTGACATTTTATGACCTGACTGGTAGGCTTTGACTTCATCGCATTCTAAGTAAAAAGAACGCAACCAATGAGCAAAGCGCCACAACTTCCGGCTTACCAGCGTCTGGCAAAACATGGTCAAGCTTGCCAGCCGTCAAGGCTTGTGTTAAGAGCTTCCAAGCGGTTGGTGCTGGAGTTCATTCATCCCGGACAGATCATGGGGAAGCAGCGCCCAAGGCGCGGAAAAGGGGTGACCAAGCACGGCAATCCGATCATGTACACGCCTAGGCGCACCCAAGACGCTGAGGCGGTGATCGCCATGCTGGCCCGGCAGGCCATGGGCGCTGGGGCCAAGCTACTGGAAGGGTCGCTCAGGATTGAGATCACCCACTTCTCCGCAATTCCGAAGTCCTATAGCAAAGCAGTGGCTGCCAAGTGCGAATCGGGGGAATTGAGACCCCAGAGTGACGTTGACATCGACAATTGTCAGAAGACGGTTTTCGATGCTTTGAATAAGGTGATCTATGATGATGATCGCAGGGTAGTGGAGGGAGAGTGCACCAAATGGTACGTCACCGACCGCAACGCTGCCGGATATGCGATCATCCGACTTTATCAATTGGAGTGCTTGCCTCCGGTCACGGAGGCGGAAGCTTGTATCAGTTTGAGCATGATGATTCAACGACTGGCGGATGCTCCAGCTAACCAGCGTTTTGATGTGATCGGAAAGCATCGTGATGAGCTGTTCAATATCATGAGGACGCTTGATGCCTGACAAATCGCCAACCAAGTGGGAGCTTGACGGTGATGAAGATGCCGCACGAGCGATTATGGGAACGTGCACGATTCGCCGATCGTTTCGAATGTGGATGCTGGATCTCAAGCTGGCGAGGCAGCGCCTTGCCCGAGAAAGGAGGGGCCAATTGAGAACCTAGATCTTCCAGAATTGCGAGACGTCGAAGACCTCCCAGACTAACTAACATTCTTTTCTCCATGGCTACAACCGAATTTCTTCACGACGTTGCCGCTGATGAAGCTGCTGCAGGCGCTTCTTCCGCGATCGCAACCGTTCGCACTACTCCGCTTGACCCCCAGGCTACTCAACGCTCCGTCGCTGAGCTCGCTTATCTGACTGCGATGGCCAATGCGGCAGTGGCCAAGTATATCGGTCAGCCGGTCCCACTGCAGACCGGTGGAAGCTACCCGATGCTAGGGCTTCCCGTGTATTCCGGTGACATCAGCGACGGTCAGAAGCCACCCATATTGGATGGGGATTCTTTGACGCTCGCCATCGCCAAGCTGGTCGTGCAGCTCAGTCAATGGCTGCCGTTCGTCAACCGTCACCCTCTACCACCTGGCACGGTGATCGCCTACATGGGAGACCCATCGCTGATCCCGTCGATTGATTTGTTACCTGGCGATGACCCTACTGTCCCCCCTACCGGGTCAGTCGGCAGCTTTTTCGTTCTCATGGACGGAGGAATACATTCCACTATTCAGACCATTGATATGACTGGCAATTGCCTAATTGGGGCGGTGGCCGGGCAAATCGGCAATGCGTTTGGTGGCCTACCGGTAACGCCCGCCTCGATAGGGTTGGGCATCATTGTAGTGGCGTCGTCGCCAGCCTTCGGCCTAGCCTACGGACCTCAGGAAACTGCTGAGGTGACGCCGATCACGCCGAGCGTCGGGTGTTCGTTCATCATGCGTACGCCTCGGGTCAATTACACCTGATTACGCGATCGCAGCCACTCTCTGGCAATAAACGCGCTATAAGCTGGCGGAATGGCTTGAGACAGTTCGGAGAGCGTCATCCAGTGGATCTCCATGGCGTTTTTGCCAGCCTCGATGCTGAAATCTGGTTGACCCTTATTATCTGCTGGCCCGGTCCTGCGTCGGTTCCGCACGTGTCCTCCGTAAACTCCGATGACTGACGGTTTGGAATGATTGCAGTTAGGCGCCTTGATCGGAAAGTTGGACTCAAAGATTCGGTGACGTTGTAACTCGGCTCCCATGCATCCGAGCCCAAACATGGTCCCGCACAACAATATTGGGTGGATGAGTGGAGCACCCACCACGTTCTCGATCACGTAAGGGCCGCCCCATGCCTGGAGCTTCTGGCGCGTCGCTGGAATCAGGTCTGCGTGGCATCGATTGTTGTGCATCTGCTTCAGCGCGCAATGGCGCTGGCACGGCGGACTGGCCCACACAAAATCGGCACCGGTCAGATCCGCCTCCAACGCGTCTCCTTGGATAAATTTGAACGGGTAGCGAGGTTGGCTCTTGAGATCAATGCCCGTCACCGTGAACCCAGCGTGATGCAATCCCATCGAGACGCCGCCTGCCCCGCAGAATAAATCGATCGCGATCATTCGTGAGCCGCCCGGCTCCATTTTGGTTTGTGCTTTTTTTGCCAGTGTTTGGAAACTTTGACGCCCCACACAATATGCTCGCCGATCAGGTAAGTGGTAGGGTGCTCGCTTTTTGATAGGTTCCACCGTCTTGACATTGGTCGACGCACCTTGGGATCGATCTTCATGAACCCGAGATTGAGCGGAAACCCACAATAAATCTGCTGTTGCATAAACGTTAGAACGCCTTCAGCGGCGTTCATGGCTTCCTTAACCGTCATGCCACGAGCGCGCAAATGCTTAATAATTGTACGCAGATATTGGCGCCTAAATTCGGACGCTGGAAGCTTTTGGAAGTGGGCCACATTTGAACGAATGCTATGGTAAGTCGAGCGTTTGTTCTTCTTTGAGTTCCTGATCCATCTGCCGCTGGTTAGCGGATCTTCCAAGGCGTGATCACGACTAAGTCGACTGCATTTTTGGTCAAGCCACCGTCAGCCTCACCGGGCTTGAGTCGCGTCCACTCCTTGCACCCATCGGTTTGTTTCCTGAAAGCTTGCGCTAGCTTGGTTGTAGACGTTGACCAACTAGGCCACATCAATGTGACCAGCGACCCGCGAGGATGGAGCATGGCGATCGCCCTCATCACGTGCTTAATGTCCTGCTGCTTGGTGAACGGCGGGTTCATCAGGATGCCGTCGAACAATCGGCTGCCGATACTTTTCATCGTGGGCTCATGCTCATCTTGCCAACGCATGAAGTCTCCATATATGATTTCATTGGGAACAAAGTCTGGGGGCAGTTTGTCGATGTGTAATTCTCGATTTAATTCCACGCCGACCACGTAGACGTCCGGCCTCAGCGTCCGGATGGCCTTCACAAGCGCTCCGAGACCTACGGACGGCTCCAGCACTGTTCTCAATTGGTGACCTGCAAGGGTGGACGCGTCCACAAGCTCTTGCGCCATCTGGTCGGCCACTTCCGGGACAGTTGGGAAGAATTGGAACTTCTGACGCTTGTTCTCTGTTCCTCCTTCTTTCAAGATCGTCGCCACATCTTTGACCGCATCGCCACCGAGCTTGTAGTGTCGACCCATCGATCGATTCCATTTGTAACCGGCGCCTTCCAGCACGCGCACAACCTCCTTATATACTTGGCGGTTGAGCGATCCTGGCGCCCCAAGATTGATCTGGCCGTCCGAGAGATCGGCGTTCTGGAGCGCTTTGCGCGCCTCGTCGGTAAGTTTGATAGTGTTCATAATTATAGAAGGCTTGCAGCGGCGTAGAGGGCGGCCAAGGTGGCCGCGAACCCAAGAACGCGCCAGTGGATCGGAACGTTGTTCATGACTTCTTGATCTGAGCTTTGGCAGTTGCGATGATCCGGTCGACGGCAAACCGGTCGTCGATGTACAGCGTTCCGGCCTCGGCCTGCTTGAGCAGCGCCTTCCAAGCAGCTTTCTTGGTCAGATGAAACGGGCAGTCTCCGTCTATCCAAGTCCTGCGCCACAATGGATCAATGATCGGCGCCCATCCATAATCACCGTGGTGGATGCTGAGCTTCTTCCACGTCCACTGGTTGATCAAGATCGCGGTGATCCGGACTTTGCGGATGGTGCGCACCTCCCACGTTTGCATCTCGCACGTCCCATCGTCCGATTCCAGGACATCGTAAAGTTGTTGACCAATAGTCATATTTGAAAGCTGTTGACGAACTCACCGTCGAAGAGCGGAGAGCTGAGGGCGTCGGCGGCGTCCTCCAATTGTTGCGCCAGCTTGCGATATTGTCGAGCATCGCTTCGCAGTGCGGACGGGATCATACTCACCTTCCGCACTGGAACATTGATTGTTTTAGTGTCGGGAGGGAGGTTTGAGTCACTGAACAGGCGACCGTGGCGACAAGGTGGCGTCACATCCTGCTGTCGCCTATATTTAGCCAGTGTGATGCCAGCTGGTTCGAACCCTTCTCCCTGTACCAGTGAATATATTTTGGTGCACCAAGTTTTGTACGGAGTGCCATCAAGATTCATCCCATTGGCCGGGCGCGGAGCGCGTCGGGCGTAGAGAACTCTCTTACTTTTGGCAAGATGAGATCGCAAATTCTGGATGAAGGTGGTGCCGTCCTGCGTAGCAGGCCCCATCGTAGACTTCATGTGTTCGTCTAGAGCATCGACGGTTACACCCTCCGGGTGTTGACCAATAAACTTAACTGCGTGCTCAAAATATGGAAGCATCTTCATGACCGTAGGATAGCACAAACTAACTCGTCCGTCAATCTTCCAGATGCTGTTCCACTTAATCGAGCAATGATTCTGGAAGATCTTGCTCTGCCGCTGGTAGATAAAGATATGTGGCATTATAATGGCTTCGCAACATGCGCAGCGCAATATCCTTAGCCTCCCCCATGGAGGCTGCGCCGCCATGCCCTATGTCACCGAGCATCGCATCAAATGCCATCCACCTGTACGGCGGAAGTGGAGATGGTATGTGTCGAACTATCTTACCGTCTAAACTCAACACTTCTACCCGCCTAACTTCCGGATATACGAATAATGTAAAATGGCGACCGTTCTTGCGCAGCTGCGCATACATTTCACCTTTAGTGGCGGATCGATGCGTGGACCGGCGCCAGACTGGGCAGAAGTCGGCTGATTCTGGCAGATCTTGCTCCGGGCGCTCCAAGTCGGTTTCCCGCTGATTGGATCGCAACATTTTCAACGCTTCACGCTTGGCTTGAGGCAATGTTTCATCGGCGCCGTTGCCTGCGATGAAAATTTTACCTCCTTGATGAAGCTCGATGAACCATGACCATAGGTGGTCATCATCATATTGGGTGATGTTGATGTAGTACCAACCATCTGCTCCTATCACCTTGGCATCATAAACAACAGGACTGAGCTTTTCCCACTTAATTCGCATTGTAGCCTCTGGCAGGGCCTGGTGGTGGGTTTTGAGCATCGTATGGGCAGGCTGGCCAGCAGGTCTTCTAAACATCGAGCAAGGCATGTCGGGCCGATAATTGCGGCGTCCGTATGAGGATACGAACCCGAACCGTTTATAGAAATCAAGCAATCGGTTTCTTGATGACGTCTTGACCCACTGGACAGGCTTCCCCGCGTAATGTCCCGTGTCGCCCGGTAATGCGCCCGGACTGACGCCCAACCAATATCCACAACGATCAGCTAACCGCGACAGCTCTTCCATGAATGCCGTTCCAGTGCCTTTGGGAGTGTCGCGGTGGGCTTGCAAATACGTTACCTTGATCATTTGCTCGCCGTGATAATCATATGGGTGCACCACAATGTTGATTCGGTCTGAGTATTTATCCACTATCCTTTGCACCTCTGGTGGCGCCTCAAGGTCGTCAAACCGTGTCAAGGCCTCGGGAAGGTCGTCGTTGTCACGTTTCTTGGGAGGGTTCCTGGCAATATCATCGTCGATGAACTTGATTGCCGACATCTTGGCGTCCCGGAGAGTATGCTTACCCCATCTGGATTGACCGAACGTCGGCATCGCCACATTGATGCTCCACCCGCCGCCCTGAAGCGCTATTATCCACACCGTGTGACCTTTATATCGTGCCGACCAGAGTTCTAGCGCATGACCGCTGGCTGGGAAGTGGTCCCACCATACGGCTTCCTGGAGCGCTTTCGCGATGTCGTGGATCAATCGTTCCGTCACCCTCATATCTAAGTCTTTGGATGACGCCCGCGCGCTTAAACGATCTTCTTTGCGACAGCTTTGCTCTTCCAGATTTCGCGGCATGGAACTAGTAGTTGCTAAGGACGGCCAGGACAACCCGCTGTTCGGTGAAGATGCCGACGCCTATGTATGCCGTCATACGTCTCCCCAGTCTTATATTTACAGGGTCGATCTAGGAAGCGACGAGGGGGACGCGTTCGTGGTCTGTCGTGGGATGGTAAGCGGTGAGTTGGTGGCCGAGTTCATGGAGCACGAAATAATGTGCGGACAGGGACCGGATGATATTCAGGAAGTTGGTTGGGGGGAGCGAGAGTCTAGCAGTGACCTAGATTTGCCGGAGTCGCTTCTTGGCCTCTTCTGACACTTTCCCACATGTCCGTGCTGCTTACCGCATAAGCACCGTTTCGGAGTCCGCGAACACGATTTGGCGATGCATTCGACCACATGAAACGTCACTCCGGTGGTGCGCGCGATAGCGTTGTATCGCGCTCCTGCTATGATCATGTCGGTGATCTGGGACACCGGGGTGCTGTCCGTGATGCAAGTGATGATTTTGCGTCGGTCCTCACAGCAATGATCATCCTGACGACGCAGCGCAGTGATGACCGGATCTATGTTGCCGATGCCGTGGCGGTTGAACGATCGTTTGAGCGCGTCAATATGCCGCTTTAATTCGATAAATGCGTCATGCTCTCCTCCAATCCGGTCTGGATGAGTGTTCTTCAGCGCTTGGGGAATTGCCTTGATGAAATCGTGGTAAACATATTCGAGATCCTGCTCATTAGCTGACCAAAACGTTTTCCCTTTGATCTTTTTGAACGGCACATGGAGTATCTTCAACACGGTTGCCGGAGTTGGTCGGGCCGACCACGTGACGCTAGATCGTGCCAGTTGGTTGTGAAGATCCATGATCATGCATGAAGATTATCAGATGGATTGGACTCAATCAATCCGGGGCCTATACCATACATAATCGCTAAATATTATGGTGCTGCCAGATGATTATATACAACTGTTGACCGAAGCGTTTCGATGGCGTGATGCGACGTCCAGAGAGCTCGCCCAAATTAATCGCAGCTGGAAATGGGACCATGTATCGGTCCATCAACTGCCCTATGCCACCTTTAAACCATTGAAGATAGGTGACGTGCAGATTTGCCGATGTGGGACGCATTGGGGACGCATCCAACCATCTGATTACAGTGTCGGAAGAATTGTATGGTCAATATGGATCGGTAAAAGTAAGATCACCGGAAATCTTGCTGATGATGTGGAGCAAGCCAAGAAGTGCGCAGAGCTGTCGTTAGGATACTTGCCTCCTGAACCTGACTCGTGGGACCTTCCAGAGTCATTGGACGAGAGTTATTGCGCTGAGAACTCTTGGTTGTTCCAATATTTGCGGGAGAAGCCAGTGTCGATTTCAAATCACTGGCAGGAGTTGATGCATGAATGGGCCGATTGGGAGTACGTGCTCAGCAAGATGGGGATGATCGATGATCAAGTTGAGGAGCTGGAGGATGTGTTCGAGGAGTTCTGTCATCCGGCCAGCGAAATCATCCACAACACTCAAGAGCTACTGGACAGCTACGTCCTGTTCATGATGTCGGAGCATCCGGCGCAGGCCCCGACGTGGGCGCATATGTCGGTGGAAGCGGATCGGCTGCTACCGGCCTCCACATGGTTGGTGCATTGGACCGACAACGCTCACGAAGTAGCACTGGATGGGTTCAACCATGGCATCGGCGACATCGAGACGCTTGGGTTGACCACTCACTACAACGACGGTGCGAAGCGATATGGCGGCTACAACTTCGCATATCTGCCGGACCGAAATGATGCTACATATGGCGGCAAGTACGGCAAGAATTGTGTGATGTTCCAAAGCTCCGGCGTCATGGTTCATCACTATGGCGACAGTGAGCACCAAGTTATTTTCTGGGGCGCCGGGATTATATCCAAGCCAATTGCGATCATTCAAGACAATGAGCAGTGGGTCGTGTACTCAACCAAGCTCGGTCGCAGTCTGGTGCGGTTCGATCGGGTGCAGGACTGTTGGTCATGGGTCCGCCATCATTGGCGGCAATATCAGGCCGCGCTCCAATAAAAGTGAGCCCGCCGATTAGGGCGGGCTCGAAGGTTTGCCATTGAAGGCCGAGGCTAAAGCCTCTAAGAATTGGTCTTGGGCTCGTGGGCTCGTGGACTTACTTAAGTAAACCCCTCATGGCGTCGGATATCGGTTCGTTGCGCTCGCAGCCCAGCATTGCCCCACAGGTCGGGACGCATAGGATTGAAGGCGAGCTTCGTTAAACGATCCCACCGCCCACCCCGTTCATCGGCGACCGGAGCAACCCACATCCAACAGAGGACGAGAGCCACAGTCAGATCGACGAGAAAGAATAAAAGCATCTGTTACAAGAACGCGTATCCGTTATATCGGTTATAGTTGGCGGGAGTTTCCGGATTAGGTCGATCAGCGTTTGCGATGCAATCGGCCGAGGTAGTCGTGCTGGATTTTGCTGAGCGCCGATTGCATGGCGTTGTGGACAGCGCCCCCAAAGTCCACGGCCTGTTCAGCAGGCCAGCCATCATCGTTGCCCGTAATGTCGTTCACGGAGTCGTTGAGCGCCTCCCCGAACTCCTTCATGGCTCCCAACAATTGATTGAGCTGATGTTGACAGCGTCCGAACGATATCGGCGCAGCGTTGCCTTGTAGCAGCTCCTTGTAAAGGGCGGCAACGATCTGATTTGGTTCAATGTTTAAGTTTGGCATGTCGGAAGAGTAACACATGACCAACCGTTTGTCAAGTTATGGGTTGACGATTGACAAGTCGCGTGATAAGATGCTGATGTGCCGCGTAAATCAATCAAATCAGTGCGCTTGCGCATCGGGATGCGTTGTTATTGTCGACACAAGTAACGTGATGACGGGCCCCGGCCAGCACCGGCTGCTGCGCCACCGCATTCAGGAGGATATCAAGAGGACGTGGCCCGAGCTTTCCGACCCAACTTTCAAACCGCAGGTCGGCGTTATCGAGATCGAGCGCGCGAAGATCATTAAACTGGACGAGCGGCAGATGCGGGCGCTTGCCGAAGGGTTCGTTGGGTTGCTGATGATCAATAAGCCGCACGATCAAAACAGCACCGGCGGCACGTTTCTGGTCATCAAGGAGCTCGCCTGCAAGTGCCGTTGCTGGACCTGGGTGGAGAAGCAGCTTACCGCACTGGCTGATGCTATGCCGGGATTCAACGACGACGACGTCGACCCCAACGGAGATAAAGAAATATCTGATCAAGGCGATGTCTCAGTGCCGCCGGATTGGGTAAGGGATGATAAGGAAGCAGTGTTCAAAGCTGGGCTATGACCTATGGTCGTGCATTCTTTCTTTTTTAGTAGGGCGGGATTCGCCCGAACTTAACGCCTGCCGAGATCCTATCAATATCGGGGTCGTTGAAACAGGAAGTCTCAAACCAGATACAAATCATCGTCCTGACCCGTTGTAGATCCAGTTCCACTCGTTGACGACGAATTGGATCTGGGCGATCACGGCATTGCAGTCAGAACTGCGGTCAAGATCGTTAATGCCAAACGAGCAGGGCCAGATATCATCCAGCTCCACATAAGCAATTGCCAACCCGGTTGGAGATGTGATGCTGACCGTGGCCGATCCACCGACCCCTCCTGACCCATGATCTGAAACCAACATCCCGACCGTGTCAGTGCTATCATTATAGACTAGGTTGTACCAGTTCCAGAAGAAGTCGTAGGCGCCGTTCGACACCCCACCGAAGATCATTAGATCCAAACTGGCGTTGGGCAGTGGACCACGCTTTTTGGGGTACCGGATGACTCGGTTCGACAGGATATAATCACCTGCGTCAACGGTTTTCTTGCCAGTCTGGAAGCTGCGCACCGCATATTGCATGGCTGAACTCCATGTGCCCACGGGTGAGTTCAAAAACGTGACCTCAAACTTGTTGGTCAGCGCCGGTTCATAACCGGGCGTCCCTGACCCGGATAAGATCACCCCAGCAGCGTTCTCAAGTAACAGGCTCATTATTGGATATCTAGTAAGCGGTCGGCCAAAGACTCTGGAAGGTCCTGATCAATATTGATCATGTCAAGACCTATTACGGGACTTTGCTCGCATCGCCGTGACAGTCTGGACGGATTCATGCATGATCTGGTTTCGGTTGGTTTTAGATTTCGCGATCGAATCCGTCATGATCGCGCCGGTCTCATATGAGCTCTCATTCAACTCGTAATCTCCGTTGGTTGTCATCACAGTCCGGACCTCGAACTCTCCAGAAGCTTCGTAGGGCTTGGCAATCCTCTTGGCCGATTCCACGATCAGGTTCTTGATCGTGCTCTCCGTCAATGTTCCCCCCTTAGTGGCGGGCTTCATGACGGGCGGTAGCGGCTCGGTAGCGCGCGTCGATAGATCTGAAGATGAATAGCACTCGACCAGTGACGACTTCTTTGAGGCGTGAATCCTCCCTAGGTCGCGCACGATCTTCTGCATCCTGACCATCTGCAGCTTGATCTCGTTTCCGCGTCCCACCAGCGACGACTCGAAAAGCAGCACAGCGTTGCGCTTGAACTGAGCTTGGGACTCTTGCTTGCCAGCGCCAGCCTTGTCGGTCGTTAGCTCCACATCAGGAGCTCCCTCCGGGTTGCCGCCCGGTTCAGGTTCAAGTCCAAGATCGGTCCCCAGTCCCCCGCCGCCCATTGGCATCCCGCCGCCCATTGGTCCGCCCATTCCGCCGCCTTCTCCCTGTTCGATCGGCAGTCCGACCGCTTGCTGGACTGACGCGGCCAGCTTGGCGATGTCGACGAAGTCGCGGGGCAGCTGCAGGAACTCGGCGAACACCAGCTCGATGATTTCTTTGTTCGGGATCGTGAGCCGCTGGCAGATGTCGATGATTGTGGAGGCGAGCTGCCCCTGCTTCTCCATCGTGGCGGCCCGGACCTCCTCCTCCAGCGCCGAGATTTTCGACATCATGACCCGGATTTTGTACTGGGACGGGTCTTTACCCTTGAAGCAGAGCTGGAACTCCCCTAGTCGGTGCATCCCCTGCATGAACGGCTTCCGGAGCGCCTTAATGGTGCGGGCGAACCGCATGTCCTTGGTGACAAGAGAAGAGTTCGAAAGCCCATTGTTGTCATCGTCGAACCCTAGATACGCCCGTGGCACCCTGGCGCCTCCATAGAACATCTTGAAGAGCGTGTCGAGATCCGGCACGTCCGGCACGTCGCTGGAGCCGTTCATGATGTCGATCTTGGATTCATCGCCGGTCGGCTTGGGCATGAACAGGATCGAGTCCATGGCGGGAGGGTTGAACCGGCTGTCGAACCGATGCTCGTTCACGGCCACGCTGGCCCGCAGAAAGTTCCTGTAGGCGTTCACGGTATCCATCTGTTCGGAGACAGTTTGCGAGCCGGTGTCGATCCAGCACACCCAGCGGCTTGGCATCACGTGGAGCCGGTACATAACCATCTGGTCGACGCTGAGCTTGATTCGGCGATAGAGCGAGAACAGATGTTCGACCATCGACGTCCCGTACTCGGAATCGCTGTCAGTCCCCCGCCTGCTCAGGCGTCGGAAGTGGATGAACTCCCACGGCGCCCAGACCGGAGTTTGCTTAGCTCCCAACGATATTCCCTGCTCCTCCACCGGATCAAATCCTTGCCAAGCGAACCCCAAAAGTCTCTTTGATGCGAAGTCGTAGATGCGCTTGACGTTGGCCTTTGACACTGGAATCAGTTGTACAATACCGTCCTCGACGGTTCGCATCACTCGTTGGAAATCGTCGCCGAACCCGGCGATATTGAAAACGATCGAGTAGGCGGAATCTTCGATCCGGATGCGATCCAACATGTTGTTAAGATCATCTTCTACCTCTTGGTCGTCGCACTCGTACCACAGGGTTCGGTTGTTCGATAGGTCAGGGACAGTTGCTTCTTCTGAATAGAGGTCAACGACCGGCGCCACGACCTCGTGACGCAACATCTCGGCCATTTCCTCAGCGTGCATCCGAGGGTCACTGTTCCCCGTAGTATAGTTCGAATACTGGGACCCTATCCCATTAGTCATTCCATGGCTTCGCCCCTTACCCGCAATGTCCAACTCCTGTTGGCTTCGGTTTTGGGGAGAGGTTTTGAGCCAACCTAAAAGGCTGTACAGCGTAAACCGCATTCCGAGATTTTGTGAAGAAGCGTTTGCCATATTAAAAGTTAAAGAATGTCGTCGGCCCGGTTGAGTAACACTTCCGGAAGATCTTGGTCCGGTTTTGTCGTTTTAGCCTCCATGAACGACTGCTTCACTTGATCGCGTTTCGCTTCCACGTTTTGTAGGCTCAGGTCCTTGATCCGGATCGAGAAGTTGCCGTTAGTGGTCAGCTCCTTGAACTGGTAGAGACCCATCTCGCACCCTTGGTAATCGACGCCCGCCTGCTCAGCGATCTCAGCGGGGTCAGGTGGATTGAGCAGTGACTCCGGAAGATCTTGATCTTCCGGTTGCCTTATTGAGTAGGTGTGACATCCATTTGCATGACTGAGACTGCGCACGCTCATCCATTTACCGGATCTAAACACCGCCGATACATCAAAGCCGGCATATGTTGTCGAGGCTGCATTGACGGGATAGGCGGGCGGTTTAACGCCTATAGCACACGATTTAAGCATCGGACTCCAACTGCGTGTGCGCTCTAAACTTCCCGGATTAAGGTCAATCACCGTATACGTGTTCGGTGCGTCCGATATCCTGATTCGGTCTCCGACCTGCAACGTAATCGTTTCGGATTCCGGGAGGCCATTGAGCAATGACTCCGGGAGATCCTGATTTCCCCTCTCGATCTGTTTTCTTGCTTTTTCGTCTTGATAAGCTTGCAACCACTCATCAGCACAGATTTTGGCTTTTCTCATCGAGTATTCTCCACCAGAATGCTGTAACTGCTCCCCTCGGCAAACTCGCCACTCCCATACACGACTGTTCGGACACTTTTCGACACTAAGTGTGATCCCATGTTTGTGGCGCTTCCACAATTGGTTGTTGATCTGACGCCAGCGTAAATCTTCAGCGAACAATGACTCTGGCAGATCTTGATCGTTGCTGGCCATATATTCATTGATCTTCCCCATCATGTCGCGCCCAACTTGCACGTAGTCGCAGTAGTGATTGGTGCGAAGCGTCGATCCCATTGCGACTGAACGATGTTCCCGGTATATCTCCCAGCACGCCACCCATTTAATGGAACGACCCTCTTGATCAAATGGTCCACTGGAACTTCTGGCGTCGTAGTAGACCTTGCCGACGAACCCTTTATGGCGGAATTCAGTAGAGCCGCCGATCGGGTGCCACATTCTCAAGATGCTGGAATCAGGTAACGTGGACTCCGGAAGATCATGATCGACCACCTTGGGTTCGACCACATCAAACGCGTGACGCCCATGCGAGCTTCTGGTTTGCCGGTTCCAACGGCTACGCACGTCCAACCACTTGCCGTTGCGCCAGATCTTGTAGATATCGTCCGAATAATCGAGCATTGGGTACATCCGGCGACTTGTATCCAACACCGTGCGAATAGCACGGTATTGCAAAGTTGGACCAATGGCTTTGGCTTGATCGCCAGCGTCCAATTGTACCACAATGCGGCTGGCCACCATACTATCAATATATTGGTGTTTGAACTTTACGCGGTCCCCCACTTTAAGCGTGATCATCTGGTCGGCCAGCGATTCCGGAAGGTCTTGGTCGTCGCTTGCGATTACCTCGTATTTATGATCAGGTTCGCCAGGATGTTCGTCGCTCGTGGAAGCAACGTGCAGACGGACTCCGTTCCGGATAATAAACTCAATATCATCAGCCCATATTATAGTAGGAACCATGGATGCGTTTACACGACTGCCATCACCAAGACGCCTCCAAATCGGACGTGATCTGACACCGACTTTCAGATCATCATTTTCTATCACTTTGCCTTGAGCATCTTTGAACTTCTTGGTTGATACTGGATGCAGATTGGTGACTGTGAAAGCAATCGTAGCGTAAGGATGCGCATGATAGAGTCTAACTCGGTCCCCCACTTTAAGCGTGATGACGTCACCAATCATTGCAAGGCGTTGTTGATGGTCAAGCTCCCCAGCGTAAGCAGTTCGCTGGACGCTGGCACAACTTGCTCGACCGTCGACGATAATGATCCGATTGTGACGATCACTGAGGTGATATTGTTGATCGTCGACAGCATGGCGACGAGCGTGCTGACCAGGAGCGTTTGCTCGGGTTGCAGGACCTGCAGGAAGTAGCTGGAGATCATTTGGTTGATGGCCGCCGTCGTGGAGGCGCTCGTTCCCGTGCCGCTCGTGTAGAGCACGTAAACGTCTTGCGGGTCCTCGAACTGCCACGACTGCGCCAGATAATCGGTGTTGATCACGATGGCGTTGAGCGAATATTTGTCGAGCAGCGGCGTCTGCAGCGTCACCGTTGATCCGCTGACCGACGCGACCAGCGCGGTGGTGGGCTGCGAGTTAAGATCGTAGAGCGTGATCTGGCCGTTGACTGAGAAGATCGATGGGTTGGTCACGGTGACCGACGTTGCTCCCAACGTGGCGGCGGTCAATAATTGGGCGAACTGCGGCTGCGTCACTGAGTTAGCCATCAGGTCGAACTGGTTTTGCGGCGTCACGTTGACGAGCGGCCCGTAGATGTTGACGTAATCGACCCCGGCGATCGCCGTCACTGCCGCAAACAGTTCGCTCAAGTAAAGGGTTGATCCGGGCGTCAGCGCGGCGAACACTGAATTGATGGCGCCTTGGACCTGGTAGTCAACCTCCGTGATGATCGCCGCTGAGTTGACCTTGTAGCGGATATCGATCGGCACGGTCGTAACCAATCCATCCACGATCACGACTTCATCCGTGATCATCTTGCGGTCGTTCAAATAAGCAAGTAAGGCTGTCTTCAGATTGTAAGTGGGCGGGGCGAGCTGGCCGTTGATGCCGTGGACCCAGCAATACACCCAGACGATGTTCTGCTCCAGCGGCACCTGGTTTTGATGCAGCACACCCACCGCCAGCGCGATCGATCCGTTAATTGGGTCGGTGAAGTTGGACGCCAGATAGCTATAATCCTCCGCCGCCACGGCTCGATCGTTCGTCCTGATGAACTGTGGGATGTTTTGCTTGGCCGCCGTAATAGTCTCACGCTCCTGGCCGCCGCTCCCGGTCGTGTACGGGTTGCTGACGTAGATGGTGACGGGAGAGCTGGGTTGCGATCCAGTGACGCTGGCAGTCAATGAGGTGTCGATGGAGTTTTGCGGAAGGTTCCCGGACGTTCCGCCTCCGGTCCGGTAGATCACGATAATGTTAGTGCCAGACCCGTCCACAGCTTGGGGCAGCAATGCCCCGAACGTTCCGTCGCCAAACGTGATCACCATTCGGTCGAGCTCGTCGAAGAGCAGCGTGTAGGCGGTTGAGTCCGGGGCTTCGAACAACAATGACGTCGTATAATCCCAGAGCTGACCGTTGACGAACACCTGGACGCCTTGGTCGGAGTCAGCAGTGCTGTTGCCGAAGAATCCGGACGGAATGAATCCGACGTTAGCTCCGGCCAGCACCGGGTAGTAAAGGGCTTGCACCTGGTATCCGGCCACGTTGGTCCCCGCCGCCACGTTGAAGGTATCGGTCTGAGTCTGTCCTTGGGTCAGGATGATGTTGCAGTTGTTGATCTGCCATTGGCCGATGAAATCGGCGTTGGCTCCTCCACCGTCCCACGGTCGGTCCAGGTATAGGATGGTGTCCTGGTAGATGTCATAGCTATACTGGCTGACCTGGATGATCGCATATTGGTCGGACCCGTAGACAGGTGGTGGCCCGAAGCTCGTGCTGACGTTATTAGTCTGTCCGGTCTGCTGGTTGCCGAGCACTAACAATGATCCAGCGTTGACCTGTGGCCCGAAATTGGAGATGCTGGGCAACCTAGTGCCGTCTGGGCTGCAGAGCACCGCTACGCTGGAGCCGATTGGAATATGGACGAGCGCCGAAATGGTTGTTAGTGTGTTATCAGATGCTACCACTTGCCCAAACACGTTGCCGAATTGCTGCTCCACATTGATGGGAGAAAAGTTGCCGGGCGCAATCTGGTAGTCCTGCGACACCTCCCAGACCTGACCATCCTTGGAGCGGATTTGGGTTCCCTGCGCGATCGTGTAGCCAAGATCAACTGAAGCAGGCGGGGCAGCTGCTACCGCATACGCGGCAATCGACGCCGCCGACGCCCTGCGCAGCGTGTATCCGGTGAGCCGGGCAAAGTGCACGAGCGATTCGCGATAATTGAGAGTGTCGAGGAAGCACTCCTGCGTCATCATATCGAGCGTGAAGCTCTGCAAGGTGTTGCCGTAGGCCATGGCTTCAAGCAGCGCTGACCCCAGATCGCCCTCGTAGAAGCTCGTCCATTTCGTGGGCGCGACAGTCTGGATGAATTGCTGGAGCGCCGCCAGGTTGGTGTCGAAGTCTCGCGCCGTATACTGGATGGCTGGAGTAGGTGCTGTGGTGGTGGCCATGATCAAGCGATTAGTGTTTCATAGGCAACATTCTTTTTCATATCTAGCGCGATGCCAACACTCGCCACAAAATCGAACAACGGGAAGTCGTCAGACTTGCGCATCGCTGCTATGCAGGTCGTCCGGGACTCTGGTCAGGACCCTGATGATCCAGCTAACGTGGAGCTGGTTGAGCAAGTCATCGATGAGCTATTGGAGGGGGCCGGGGAGTCGCCCACGCTCGACCAAATGTACGCGTTGGACTTCTTTCGGAAGCCGCCGACCATTGAGGAGTTCATCACCTCTAGCTACTATTTGGGAGACGTGTGCAACGCTGACCCGCAGAATGGGGTCGAAGGATTGTTCGACACTTGGAGAACAGCGCTCATCCAGGATTTCGACATTCATTCGCCAGTTCAACAAATCATCGCATCCGGTGGGGTGGGACTCGGTAAGACTTGGTTTGGCGTCATTTGCATGCTCTATAAGGTCGCCATCTGCTTGTGCTTGCGCGACCCCGTCACCTATTATGGGCTCAGCAAGGCATCGGCAATCACGTTCGCGTTTTTCTCGATCACGCAGAAGCAGGTCAAGGGCGGGGCGTTCTCAGACTGCGTCAAGTTCCTGCGCAGCTCACCGTTTTTTCGTGAGCACATCAAGGACGACGCGCAAACCCGTAAGTATGCGGACCGCCGCATCGACTTCCATAATGGGGTCGTGATCGAGGCAGGCAGCCAGATGGGTGAGGCGCTAGGCCGCAACACTTTGGGAGCGTTCGTCGATGAGATCAACTTTCGGCGTGAGAAGGATGCTGCGCTGGCTGCCCACGAGATGGTTGAAGCGATTCACCGCCGCATCCTGAGCCGGTTTCGTCGTGGCAATGATCATCCGGGACTGATGGTGCTGATCAGTTCAGCTCAGAACGACACCGACTTCCTGACCCAGTATATCAAGGATCATCGTCACGACCCTCGCGTCCGCGTTTACGACTATCCATGGTGGGAAGTAGTCGGCCCATACCGGATGCAATATAGCGGCGAGACGTTCACGATCGACATTGGAGACTCCATGATGTCGCCCCGGATCGTGGACGTCGAATCCGAGATCTTGAACATTCCGCCGGACCGGATCTTGCAGCCTCCGATAGAGCATCGTGGAGAGTTCGAGGTCAACATCGTTGGATCGATCCGGGACCTGGCCGGACGCGGGACCGGGCGCACCAGCAAGCTGTTCCCCAACATCGTGTCGCTGCTCAATTGTTTGGACGATTACGAGAATCCGTTCATGGTTGACTCGATTCCGTTGAGCGTGGAAGTGAACGAGACCGCGATCTGGTCGTCCCGATATCTGGACGTCAAGAAGCTGCTGGCGCTGCGCGACTCCAAGCCGACACCCATGCGCCACCCGGCCCAGCCACGGTTCATCCATCTTGACATGAGCACAGGCGCCATGGACGCGCTCGGTATGGCGATGGTCCATCCAGTAAGGTCCGTCGAAGTCACTGGATATGATCCACTGACGCACCGAGCCATGCAGCTCTTCAAGCCAGTGTTTGAATTAGACTTTGCAATCCGAATCATTCGGTCGCCTGTTCATCATGATAAATCAATCAATCTTGGCAAGATTCGGGAGTTCATTGGGTGGCTGCGCAGCAAGCAGTTCAAGATTGAGATGGTGAGCTGCGATATGCGGGAGCTCTCCGATGAGATGCGTAACATCCTAACGGCGAACGGATTCAGCGCCGAATATTTGTCGGTCGACAAGAAGAAAGATCCATACTATCAGTTCAAGCAGATGGTGGAGGAAGGCCGGTTCAGGATGTTCGATCACGATTATCTGCTGACTGAGTGCGCTAATCTTGAGGATCTGGACAAGAAGATCGATCATCCTGAGACGTTTCCGCCGTGTGTGATCAACGGCGTCAAGATGTTGGATCTGCAGGGATCGAAGGACATGAGCGATGGCGTAGCAGCAGCTTGTTACAAGGCGTCTGAATCCCAGACTACCACCGGACAATCTGATCCGCGCAGCCGGTCCGACATCCTCAACGGGCTGGTCATGGCTCAGGCTGAGCCAGCGGAAGGGTGGATGACGGTTGGGGTGCGACCCGATAGACCGCGCACGTTCTAGCACTAATTATCTGCATGGCTCTCGCAGATATTTTACTTAACGGTAGCGATGAACGCGCATTTGAACGACCGTTTCGGCGCCCATCCATACCCATTACGGAAAGCCAAGTGCGCGCCCGCATTGTAGGCTCTCGCGGTCGTCCGATGCAATTAAACGAGTGCGAGACTGAAATGTTGGCTTCGTTGCTGGAGCGATCGCAATCCGATCCGTTCAGCGGTCGCACGGGGAGGGGGAACTTTCTGACTGCCGACGATCTGGCTGGACTCAGCCTTGAGATCGGTGATGGTGGCATGGACATCGACGACGACGAAGCCCACATCTCGGATGAGAGCGAGGAGCTTCATCATACGGCCAAGCCGGTCACCAACATGGCGTCAACCGGCCCGGTCCTTAAGGTTGAGCAGGCGATCGTTGCTCCCAACACCACGCCGCATGCTGAGGAGGATATTCCGGCATCCGTGCTGGCGTCGATTTCGGTCTTGCAGAGTTCGCACGAACTCGTGGAAGTGAGCGGCCCCGAAGATCTCCCGGAACCCGCTCATACAGACCCCCATGATCACGGCTCGGATCAGGTCGATCATGAGGAGCCGCCTCCCGTGGAACCGCCTCCAGTTCATGCGGCCCCTACCGAAGCCGAGTTAGCGCGGGCGTTTTCCCATATCTCGGGCGGTAGCATTTTGACCGAAACGACACCTGAGTCCTCAGCCTCGACGAAGGATCGTCACGAACATCCGGGCGCCGCCGGATATCAGGACATCATGTTGAAGGTGCGCAAGGGGAAAAGACAATCTGGTTCGGAGCCTCGTAAGCGTCGCACCATTACGGAAGCTGACACCCGCAACATGTCACCGGAGGCTAAGGCCGCGCACGAGAAAGCTCAGCGGATGGCTGCAAAGCTCTAAGTTTCAAGGAAGCACGACCAATGAAAACTCTCAAACCATCTTCGCCCCGCACGATTTCCGAAGTCAACCGAGCCGTGCTCCGGGCCAAGAGTCCGGCTCAGCTGCTGGAGATCTTGACTGAGGAGCACATGTTCCATGCCGGGGAGGCCGTCTATATTGCTGGGTCGATGGGACAATGCAATGTTGACGCCGTCTTCCAGAAGATGAACAGTGGCGGATACGCAACGGTCAAGACGTCGCAGGGTGTCTTCCATGTCTCTCCTCAAAAGCTGTATCCGAAGAGTCAGCGCGGACGGGCGGCTTGATCGAGGTGATCGTTAACCTGATGATTTGGCTTTCCATAGGTGTATGATGGGCTTTGTTTGGACGTGCTTCAGGTCGTTCATGCAAGATTGACAACCGCATTGTAGTCTTTCGTCATCACCGGGTGGAAAAGATGGACTGTCGCAATCCAAAATGCAGTTCTTCCTTACATCCCCAGACTTTTCTGGCCTTGGCTCGGTGGGGCCACGCTGCCCATTATAACGCCCAATAATTCGGTAGTCCTTGTGGATGGAGCTTTCGGAGCGCGTGAAATGAAGCTGGCAGATCCGCATTCCTGGTTTGAGCTCGATTGGCCATGGCGCCATGTTGTAAAGCTCCAGTGTGATCGTGCCACTGAATCCGGCGTCCAAGAGCCCGGCGTTTTCGACCTGGAGCCCAGTGCGACCAATGGAAGACTTTCCCTGAACGAACCCGACTACGTCACTGGGTAATGTGATGACTTCCACGGTTGACCCGAGCGCAAAGTCACCGGGGAACAAAATTAACTGGTTCGGCTTCATTTCGACCCACTGCCGGGTGAGATCTTGCCAGACGGCAAGCTTAATAATCGGGTGTAGCGTGCAATCGTAGCTGTGCGGGTTCAGCAGATCGTGCTGGTAAGGCTCGATGATGCCGGATTCCATGATTTGATGATCGTTGAGCATATCATCAAGAATGTTCGTGGACCGTTACCGGACTCCCTACGTCGACATAGGTGTCGACTTCGGATGCATGGATCTTGAAACGTCGTGGGGTCGGTGGATCAGTTCTGGTCACCAACCTAGCATGCACCCTGCAAGCTTTATGGGCAACCTGCAGCCACTTGAGATCGGAGCCGATTTTATTGTTCATCCGGATCAAATACGGCTCTTTTTGATACTGCTCCTTGACACTATGTTGGAAGACCGAAAGCTTTCGCTGTCCCGTCACTATCACCCGCATCACTTCCTCAGAATCGGTCACAATAATGGATGAACCGTCTTGTTGCTTAGCTTCACGGATGCCGACGCACATTGCCACGAGTTCGGCGTCGCTGGATGTGGTGATACCGATCCCGCTAGCCGTGCGAATGCTGATTAGTTTGCCGTTTGCTGCTACGGTCACTGCCGCGCCCGCAATATGCCCGGACAAACTAGTGCCGTCCACGAAAATGGTGGCGTTCACCTGTTGATCCATGGGCGGGTGCGATACGGCACATCGCGGAATCATCTTATCTACCTTCCTAATGAGGCTGCCGACGTTCACATGGGCGCGCTTTAAACATCGCAACGCGTCTGTCAACAGGTTGCGATCCACCAGCTCCTTGATCGACGCCATCTCGGCCTCGTGGAACAATAATTTGGTAATTAACCTTTGATGATCGCATGAAGGATGGTCTTTAGGTTGCTCCTTCGCATGATATCGGTAATTGTCGCCGTCTGGCCATCCGCGCGTCTCCATATCAATGCTCCCCGCGATAGATAGCATTAGCGACCGAATATGCTAATCTTGCCTTGAGGGCATAGTGATTGGCCGTCTCGATGTCGCCCAGTCTCCTGAAGGTGTCGCCCAACTCCTCTAGGTCGCGCGCCTCTTGCAATGCAGCGTCATATGGCTGGCGTAGTGCCAACGATTCAGTGGAACTATCGTCGGCGTCGGCCATTAGTGACATCAGGGCAATGAGCAGCATCCTGCCATGTTAGCAGCTCGTGCGCCGTTGGTCAAGCGCATCCGGAAGACGCTCCGCACGCTGGGCAAGTATGGCAACTGCCAGAGCGATTCATGATAGTGCCGCAGATTTGGCACGGTGGGGCATCGATGGAAGCGCGTGGCGGTTCAGAGAAGATAACTTTTGCCGTGGTAAGGTCGCGAGGATCGACCTTTCCCACCGTAGGTTTATCGTAGTGGATCTGCAATAGCTTGAACAGATAGTCGACGATCGAATCGCAGAACCGGATGTCTGGGTTCTTGGTGATGCCGGATGGGTCGAACTTGGTGTTGACAAATCCTTTGATCAGCAGGTCAAGTGGCACGCCGTGCTGCAGCGACACACTCAGGAGGCGCGTGAAGGAATCTACGAACCCCGCGACAGTGGTCCCAGGTTTCCCGAGCTTGAGGAATACTTCTCCCGGCCTTCCGTCCGGGTATTCGCTCACCAGGATGTACCCTTTGTGGCCCGCGATGTCGAACTTGTGCCGCCATCCCGTCACGTCCATGGGTAGCTTATCGCGCCCGATCTTGACCGGCGGCAGGAGTTTCTCCGCCACGATCGTTGGGTTCTTCGCTTTTTCACCGTCCGATTTCTTGGAGGATAGCGGCTGCGACGCCTTGCATCCATCGCGGTAAACGGCGATGCACTTCAATCCGAGCTTCCACCCTTCCATGTAAACGTCGGCGATCTCCTTGGCCGTCACCGTGCTGGGTAAATTGCAGGTCTTGCTCATTGCACAGGTAATAAGCGGCTGGATGGATGACATCATGAGGAGATGCGCCCGTGGCGTCAGACATCGCCCAGATGGTCCGGACGCGGACGCGCAATCGAACACCGCCAAATGCTCCGGCTTGATATGGGGAGCGCCGTCAACTGTCGAATGTTCGTCGATGTGCCGCAAGATCGCGGCAGATTCATCTGAGGTGTATCCGAGGCTCGTCAATGAGGCGCCGACGCTCCCAATCACCAATTTCGTGTAACCGCCCCCCACCATGCTCTTGTAGCTGACCAGCGCGAACGCAGGTTCAATCCCGGTGGTGTCCATCCCCATCAGGAACCCGATGCAACCAAGAGGCGCTTGCAGAGTGGCTTGCGAGATGTTGTACCCGTAGCGTTCGCCGAGCGTGATCACGCTCCGCCAGATGCGGGCGCTGTGATGGTCGGAGCCAATTGGGCAGGTCGGCGTCTCCCATTTCCTAGTTACCTGCGCGTCGGCAGTCTGATGCATCCTCATGATCTTGAGCATGTCGCGGCGGTTGGCTGAGAATTCTGAGAACGCTCCCACTCGCGCCGCCAGCTTAGCCGACGTTTGATAGGCGACGCCCGTCATCAGTGACGCCAATCTGGCCGCGACCGCCCGCCCCTCATTGCTGTCGTACCCGAACCCCAATCGCATCAACAGCGCCCCGAGATTACCATAGTTGAGCCCGATAGGGCGCAGCTTGTGAGAGTTGATCCGAATCTTCTCGGTCGGATAATCAGCCCTGGCGACGATTGCCATCTGGGCAGTGCTGAAGATCCTGCAGACATGTTCAAACTGGATTGCGTTGAATTGCCGGACGCTAAAGTTGAAGAACTTTGTCAGATTGACGGCGCACAGGTTGCAGGCAGTGTCGTCGACATGGAGAAACTCGGAGCACTGGAAAATGTGCACGCCATCGGCCACGATAGTATGAGTATCCGGCTCGGTCATGTTGTAGGTGATCGCCGTCTCGCCGTGATCTGTCACTGACTTGACGGTGTCATACCAAATATCGTGGATTGGCGCAGAGTATCCTTTAGGTAACAGATCCTCCATCCTTTTTTGTTTCCTGGATGAGAACATGCCGCCCAGAGCTATCCACCCGTCACGCAGCTTCCGTAAACTGTGTCCGTAGACGAATAGCTCGTGGCAATTGTGCGCTGACGTGTACTCGCGCTCCTCGCCGCTGACAGTTGTGTATTTGAACGGAGTTTTAACATTGGTCCGTTTATTGCGATCGAGTTGAATTGTTGACTTAATTCCCAGATTTAACAGCAATGCTTGGACATCGCGCAGGAGACCGGCACTGATGCTGGCCAGCCGTAATTCTCGTGTTGGAATCTTACCGTGGTGGCCCTTCGCACTTACTCTGAACGTGCCATCGGCAGAAAACAATCCAGCCAAGTAGGCGAGCTGGTCGACTTTTTGCGCTCTGAACACGGTATCCGCCACGCGTTTAGTATGCGCAACAGAACCAAAAGGACATGCGATATCCGCCAAGAGATTGACGATCGCGGATTTGCGAATCCGCAAATAACGAGGGCTCTCCCCTACTGATCCTGCTTGCAGTTTAATACTGTGTGGGATCGAGCACCGTGTGAGCAATCCGACCACACGCTCCATACAGTCATCATCGTCCTTACCGAAGCACATTCCGGCTTCAATGCCGCGACCGGATTTTGTCATCCATCCGTCTCCCACCAAAAACCCGGCAAGCTGAAACCATTCTGCCTGTTCCCGCATATTGATGTCTATGTTGCCGAATCCTCCCTCAGATGGTTGGATGTCCACAGTGTCTCCGGCAGTGAGTTTCGCAGCTTCGCAACGCGATCCATCACGCAATCTATACCCGTGGTCCGGTGTCACTTTCATTAAACGACCGGATGCGAAGAGCACCTCAACAATCGGGTTTTCACCAGTGCAAAATACGTCGACAGACTTCACGGCCATGGTTCCATCCACCGGAATAACTACCTGCGCCGCATCACCGCTTGCTGCGATGTCTTCAATACGTAGTGGACCGTTAACAGTGGCAATCCTTGTACCGGGCGCAAAGCAGGGGTTCGATCCCCGGATGCGTCCCGCCTTGGGAGTAGTGTGCCACTTGTTCATAGTGTCGCTGAACTGGACTCCTGGGTCGCCGCACACCCACGCGGACTCGGCCAAGGCGTTCCACAGATCTCGCGCCTTGTAGGTATGGATGGTTTCTCCGGTCGTTCGCGCCTTGGTTTCCCAATTTCCATCCGCCTCGACTGCCTGCATGAACGCGTCGCTGATTGACGCCGAAATGTTGGCGTTCTGGAATTGGACGCGCTTGTAGGCGCCGTTCGGATCGTCGTAATTGGTCGGGTATCCGATGTCGACCAACTGATGGGCCAGCTTTTCCTCCCCCGCCTTGCACTTCAGGAATCCGGGACGCCCATCCTTGGTCTCCAGGATGTCGGGATGGTCCATGTCCATGGCCACCAGCTTCGCCGCCGACCTGGTCCCACCTCCCGACTTCATCGCCCCCGCATACTGATCGTTACCCTTCATGAACGCCAAAGGTCCGGACGTGTAGGCGCCCGCCGAGATCTTCTCATAACTGGACCGGAGATTGGAGACGTTGACGCCCGACCCCGACCCGCTCCTGAAGATCGCGATCTCGGCGGCCTGAAACTCGGCAATCGATTCCAGCGAGTCGTCAAGTGAGCTGATGAAGCAGGCGCTGCCCATCTGACGCCGCCCCGGCACTCCGAGATTGAACCATACTGGGCTATTGAACGCCCCGAACTGATGGACGAGCGCGTAGAGCATCTCGTGTTTGTAGGTGTTGGCGTCCTCAACGCCATTGAAGTAGTTTTGCTCGAACGCCCAGGTGGTGAGTCGGTCGGCCACGCGGGTGAACATCTGCTTGGCTGAAGTCTCCCGCACTCCGTCGATGACCCTGAAATATTTGTCGGCCACGATGTTGACGGTTTGCTGACTCCATGTCGCTGGCACTTCGATCCCGACCACCTCGAAGATCACCTGGCCAGTAGCCGAGAGAAGTTTGGCATCAGTCTTCACCCATTCTATGGTGTCGAACGGATGAGACTTGCCGGTCGGCTTCATGAACATCGGCTCCCAATGTCCGGCCTGCTGCGCCACTTGGGCGCTGTCGCTGAACGCCTCCGCAATTTCCCCATAATGGAACTTGAGCAGGGTTTTCTTGATGATCAAGCGAAGGTGCTCGGCAGCGATGACGCCTTCCTGCGCTTGGTGGCGCGCGCAGACCGCCACCTCGTTAACGATCCTCATCAGGTCGCCGTTAGGATCTACCCCCACGTCGTCGAACGCCCGGCGCACCGTCGTCTCGACGTTCTTGCTGTTCCAGAGTTGTTCGCTGCCGTCACGTTTCCGCACCACTGGTGGATGAATTGTGTCGGGAGTGTCAGAGATGTCGGTGTCTTGCATGGTTAGTGTGTCTTTGAATGTGGGGATCAGTGGGCCGTTTGAGGATGATTTTCAGGTGATTCGGGATCTTCTTGCTCATCCTCTTTGGGAGACAGCAGAGCCGTCCCAAACTTAGTGAGCGCGCCGTTCTCATCCAGGATGTCGCACTCCTTAAGCCAGGACACGGAGTCGTCGGAGGCGTCTCCCTGACCAGCTTGGATCGACTTCATCGCCGCCCAATCTTCAACGGTCAGTTCATATCCGGTGTCCTGCTCGTCTTCCAGTAATTTTGGCTTTTTGCGAGATTTGCGGCGCTTTTTGGCGGTGGGGTTCGGTGGGATGAACGTGGTCGGCATGCAGAGCGTGACCGACGTTTCATCAATCAGTTGATCGGCGAGAGATTCAGGTAAGTCCATGGTAGCGACGCTGTCACGATGTTGGTTGATTAGTTCCACCACCCTAGCTTTGGCAGCATCCTCGGTAGGTTCATAATTGGTTACGTTTGCCTTAATGATGTGGATAGATTTTTTACCTTTGATCCGGAACGCATCGTAACACCACCCACTGATGCCTTTCCACACCCGCACATAAAGCGAATGATGCGTACCATAAAGCATTGGGTGCTTAGCGTCGCCTCCGCGCGCAATTTGCCACTTGAAATCGTCAACAGTCAACATAATTTAATAATCGATCAGATAACGATTCCGGAAGATCGTGGTCGACTGATTTTGGGCGCACTAGTTTTCCGTCGACGACATTATATCGACAACCACGCAGGTGGACGCACGTGGCTGCCACCCTTCTTGCCACAAAATTGTTCCTTGCTGTGATGTATCCACCAGCCCAGATGTCACCTGTCGCATTAATGTTTATCGCCCCAATATATCCTCCAGCTGATATGCATCCATTCACCACAATGTTGTTTTTCGCCGCGATGTTACCTGTTGCCTTGATGTTGCCTATCACCCTGATGCTGCCTCCTGCAGCAATGTTTTTCTCCTTCCACGATCGGCCCATAACAGTAACATCACCATTGACCACAATGTTCCCTCTCGCTGCGATGTCATGATGGAATGATATTGGACCCTCAATAACTAAATCGACTAGGTATCTCGGAAACTTGCCGAGATACCTACCTTTGGCGTCACAATCTTTAGCCGTGATGATCAGATTAGACATTCTAATTAACAGTCAGCATATCAGAAAAGAATGGGTGCGGGTACGTACCAAACTCCTTCGAGCTGGTTCACCCAGGTACGATACCGAATATAGTACAAAGTTGATGGGACCAATGGGTCTGTAATTTGAACGGAATAATAAACGGTAACACCTGAGAATAGCGTCCCGTCAATTCCCAAGGCCGGGAATGCCACGTATCCGCCCGCTTGGCTGTTCACGTAAGGGTCGTAGTAGTACCAGTTGGCCTGGCTGGCCGTGGTCAACCGGCTCATGATCACGTTGGTGAACCCGGCGTCGGTCGCCACCTCGATCTGAAATTGTACGAGTCCAGTCAGTCCGATTGGTAATGTGAACCCGAAGTTAAATCCGGCGCTCTCCGCATTGGTGGAGGGTATCGTTATGGCTGAATTAGATTGTGCGGGCGATAGCGGGGCGACGAACGGCGGAATGACAACGGGCGTTGATAGTCCAACCGGCGCCGCAGGCAAGGTCTCGGAGCCGGTCGCTTCGGCAGCGTCAAGAATTGGCCTTGGTCCCTGCGCTTGCATCTCTTGAAGGATTAGCTTGATCGTGGCAGCGGTCGGTAGCTTTAGTCGGTCACCGGGCTGGAGGCTGAACGGATCAGCGATCCCATTATAATGGAGCACAACCCACCATAGGTCCGGCACCCCATAGGCGAACTGGCTGATTAGATCTGGCCGATTGACGGTGGCGCGCGTCACGATGTAAAGCCGTTCGTCGATCTTTCCGTACACAGGCGGGTTCCACTCGACAAACTGCTCAATCCCGGCGATCGTGACGATCCGGGTTGTCCAGTAACGTGAGTATGTGGAAAGAGACATCAGTAGTTGACCGTCATTGCTGTTGGTTCAAGGCGAATTCAATGTCGAAGCTGTTCGAGCCATCGGCGATTTGGATCGAGCAGGTGCCGACGATCGAGTTTTCGATGCTGTTGAGCGTGAGGCCAAGCACCGTGGCCCGTGGTTCATAGGTTCGAATGGCCGTGTTCAAGTCTGTGATGATCAGCTGCAGCGTGATTTGATCATTTTGCTCAAACGGCACATCCGGCAGCATCGTGCCGAAGTTGTAAAGCATCACTCGCTCCCCCTGGCGGGTCGACAGAATGGTGCGGATCGACGCTTTGATCAAGTCAGCGTCGTAGCTAACTGGGAAATACCACGGAGCCTGAGCGCCTGCCACTAATATGGTGGCGCGGGTAGACTGTGACCCTGGCTTGAGTTCGACTGTAGCGCCTACCGGCGATTGGCTAGATAGATAGTTGTCGAGCAGCGCTGAATCCAGGTATACCTGATTCCCCGACATACTGAGCACCCTGGCTGCCGTCACCATCTTACCGGTTTGGGTAATGACAAGCTGTGAACCGGCTGTGAAAACGCTTTCACTGCTGTCCACCAAGATTGTCATCGATCCCACGCTAGCGTCAGTTGACAGTCCGCAAAACACTGGCGCGGAGCCGTTTTGTGACGCTGCGTAAGCTTGCTGGATCGATTTGGCGGGCAGCGCCAGCCCGGCCCATTTGTGGGGACGTTCGCTATTGAGCGCTCCCAGCGCGATCACGACTGTGGCGATCACACAATTGGCTGACAGGGTTGACAGTTCACCATCGGTGTTCTGAACCTGCGCCTTGATTGAGCTCGGTCCGAGCGTCTGGTAAAGATGTTGGAACTGTTGCTGCGTCCCAATGCTCTTGTAGTCGGACGAGCTCGTGGAGCCATCTCCCCAGTCGATGAACGTTCGCACTGTTGGAGTTCCATTGCCGCTCGACACCGGATTCAATCGTAGCACCACGATGTCATTCAGTGAAATTTGGTATAGTCCACTGGTCGCGACCTTTCTGTTGGTCAGCGTCAAGGGAGTAGTGGTGAGAACTGGCAGCATCGCCAAATACTTAGCATCATAGCGCTAAGTATCGGTCACAAGCTAGTTATTGATCGACTTTCACCATCACCACTATGCCAACCCAAGTTTCGCCAGGAGTTTACATCACCGAGAACGACTTCAGTGACTATATTTCGTCACTCGGAACCACGACGCTGGGGTTGGTGGGCGTCGCTGCCTCAGGACCGCTCAACGTGCCGACGCTTTGCACCAGCGTCCAAGAGTTCATCAACATCTTCGGGACGCCAAACCTTAACCAGTATGGCGCCTATGCGGCGCTCACATATTTGCGGCAGGGCACCCAGCTTTGGTTCTGCCGGGTCGCCAAACAATATGTTGAAAGCGTTGCCGAGCTGGCCAGCGGAACTACGGCGGGCGCGTTCACGTTCACGTTGGAGACCAGCAACCCGTTCGCGGTCGGCGACTATGTTCGGATCTCTCAGGACGGGCTGCGGACGACCCAGAACGCTCCGGTGACCGTTATCAACGGGCTGGTTGTCACCCTTGGCGTCCCGATCCTGGAAAATTACACGACGGCTGCCGAGATTGATCAGTGTTCGCTGGCTCTCAATGCTAACGCGGCCAATGCCTCGGCATCTGCCGAGATCATCGCTTACGGTCGCTCCGGGGCGGGGGCCGACACTTCCCTGCTGCCGATGGTGAAGTTCACGGCGGTTGACCCCGGCACTTGGGCAAACTTCGGCTCCAATGCTGGGATTGAAGTGGTGATCGAGGACGGTGGACAGTTCAGCAACGTTAACCCGGTGACCGGGTTATCATACCAGTCGGCCAACGCCGTGAACCTTCAGGGGGTGCTGCCAAGCCTCCCCAGCGTTGACACTCGCGCCGAGCTCAACGCCCTCACGTCCAATGATGGAGTTGGGGTCGGTCAGACTTGCGGGGTTAACCGCGATTCGGTGGTAACGACAGTGACTGCCGCCGTGAAGTCCTCCTCCACCATTACGGCGACGGTCGGCAGCTCCGCCGGACTGTTGGTCGGCGATTCCATCCAGGTGGTGGGGTCGGTCGGTGGACTGAACGACGGAACGTTCACGATTTTAACGGCGCCGACAGGGACCTCTATTACCTACACGAACGCCGGTGGCGTCAGTCAGGCCGATGAGACCGCCAGCTTGGAGAAGACCAATGGAGCTCATCTGGCGACCGTCTACAAATGCGTGACCGTGACTGGCTCGGGCAGCACTTGGACGGCGGTCGGCATTTTGACCAAGCAAGTCAAAGTGCTTTACCAGGGCAACCAAGTTGAAGTGTGGAACAATCTTGTCGGATATGATCCGACCAGTCCGAATTTCTGGAACACTGTGATCGGGGTCCCCATCAACCCAGTCAGCCAATACATCTGCGCCGAATACCTGGGGGCAGCCACTCAAGGCGCTCAGCCGATGTCGAGCTACGATTCCAACGATTGGCCTAACAATCCACGGTTGCTCATGGGGAACACGGAGGCTGTCCCACTTTTCGCGGACGGAGGTTCTTCCGTCTCGTTTTCCCAAGCGGCAGGCGCTGACGGGAACGACCCGAACGACGCCGACTACATTGGGACGACCGACGCGAATGACATTGTCACCGGGTTGCAGAACTTCTACAAGCAGCAACAGTTTCAAGTCAACCTGCTGGCCATCCCGGCAGTGTCGGACGCCTCCGTGATCGCAGCCTTGATCGCACTGCTCGAAACGCGCGGCGACTGCCTTGGGATCATCGACCCTCCGTTTGGCCTCTCGGTTCAGGAAGTTGTGGACTGGAGCAACGGCACCGGAGCCTACTCGGGTCAGACTGCGTTTGTGACCAACAAGGCCGCGCTCTATTGGCCGTGGGTTAAACAGATCGATCCTTACAGTGACAGCAATGTGTGGATGCCGCCGTCCGTGTTCGTTCCCGGAGTCATTGCGGCCAGCGATCTGGCGTCAGCGGTTTGGTTCGCCCCGGCTGGCATCACCAGAGGCGTGGTCCCGAACGCGATCGCGGTTGAGTACATGATCCAGCAGTCCGACGCCGACTTCATGTACGGTCCCGGTAACGGTAACGCGGTCAACCCGATCATGTCGTTTGCCTCATCCGGCATCGTGCTCTACGGTCAGCGCACTCTGCAGCGCGTTCCATCCGCCTTGGATCGGATCAACGTTCGCCGTCTTGTCTTTTACATCGAGCAGTCGCTCATCGCATCGTGCCGCGTGCTAGTGTTCGAGCAGAACGACGCGGTGCTGTGGAACCGTTTCCTGGCGCTCGTCAACCCGTTCCTGACCAGTCTGCTCGGACAGCAGGCGCTTGACTGGTATGATGCCGTGTGCGACGCCACCACCAACACATCGGTGCAGCTGAACAACAACGAAATGTCGGCGGCGGTATACCTCGTGGCGTCGAAGTCTGCGGAAATTATCTCGATCCAAGTCAACCTTCTGGCATCTGGCACCAATATTTCGGAATTCGTCCAGAATGCGTCACCAGCTGGGGCCGCTACCGCGTAGGTTTAGCCGGTCGGAGATCGACGGATCAGGATGTGGGTTAACAGTGTATCGTAGCCGATATGGTATCGGGACCCATCAGCTCTGGTGTTCATGACCGGATAGCGTCGCCCATCGTCGTCCATTAACTCGGTGTCGCTTACCGCCGTGATGATACGATCCTCAGACCCGGTAACTTCACCGCTGCGCACGTCCGATGTCGTTATGCGGAGCATTTGGCCATCGAATTGATGCCTAGTTATATGATACCGCATGAGATCTCGCACCCACGGTGAGGCTTTGGACGCTAGTTCCCGGATTGAGGCGTCGGCGCGAATGTTCAAGGTGCCCGATATCCACCTTCCAAGATATTCGCTGACCGGCTCGACGAGTGACATGCTGATACTTAAAGCTCCAGCAGATAGAGTCGGTGGGACGCGTGCTTGGACACCAGGTGTGGACGGCACCCACCGACTGGATAGATGTCGAGGATGAACGTTCCCATGTCGACCCACGAATGTTCATAAATCGGGTAGAACCACCCGCGCACAGCCTTGCCTTTGTTGGTGACCTTGATCCAGGCGTCCACCGCTTCGTGGCAGCTAGAGATGCCATCCAATTGCGATAGCACGTATCGGGCCGTGTGCAGTATGGTATCGACGTCTACGTCTGCCGGAATGTGTCCAATTGATTGTGCGTATGGTGTGAAGCTCATTTTAATCGCTGACAGTATTTGTTCTCTAGCTAGGCTGCTTATGTTAATTGGTCACTGCATCCAAGTATTTGGCTCGGATCGCATCAATTTGGTTCTGGAGGTGGTCAAGCGCCGACCCAAGCTCGGCCCGACTGATCCCAGCGGGGTTGATGATGTCGGCAGCCACGAGCGGCAACGATTTGGCATCGACGATCACGAGCTCTCCTGCGATCGTGTGCAACTCTCCATCTCCACCTAATACCTGATCTCCGCCGACGAGTGTTGAGACTGGAACGTCACCTTTAGTGGTCACTACCGTAGTCGATGCTGACACGGTGGCGGAAATCTGTTTCCTCCAGCTGTTTGAGTTGATGAATCGCAGTGTGTTCTTGGCGCGTGTCACCGCAACATACATCAAATTGCACTCCTGAACCCTCTGCCAATCCTTCTTGGCGTAGCGGGACGGCATCAGCTCCTCGAAGTCCAGGATGGAGACGCGCTCCCATTCCATCCCCTTGGACTTGTGGACGGTCGAAAGCGTCAGCACCTGGACGCCCTTCTCATCGCTGAACAGCGAATCGATGCGCTCCTTCAATCCGTCCACGGTGCGATGATCCTCGGACAATTGCCCGGCCAGCAGCAGGATGCATTCGACCTTGTCGGCGATCGCGGCGGCAGCGGCCTCCTTATCCTTAGCGAGCAGTTCCGCGCACTCACGGGACCGATATTCTTGCAAATGGTCGGACAGCTCCTGGATCGTGCTGGCATCCATTCGGTCGATCAGATCAATGAGTCCCTGGCCGATCTCCCGCCCCAGAATCCGGCACCCCACGTTGCGGCTCAGGAGCTCGTAGGCCATGGCGACCAACGGAGCCGAATTGCGGCACAGGATGGCGTCGGTCGGCTTGAAGTCCTCGGTCCCGTAATCATCCGGGAAGTCCACGGAGCCCTCTGGGGCCGTGGGAGCGCTCTGGATCGCCCCGCAGTATTTCTGAGCCTCCAGAACGACCTTCTTGGGACAACGGTAGCTGACGGTGAGCGGCAGCGGCGTGCACTTAAACTCGCGAGCCAATATCTGCATGGCGTCCGAGTTCGCTCCCCGCCAGCCATAAATCGCTTGGCTTTCGTCTCCGACCGCGACCATCCGACCATTGGCTTTAAGCATCCGGCGCAGCAAGGCGATCTGGACTCCATTGAGGTCCTGCGCCTCATCAACGAACACCCAGTCGCACTTGTAGAATCCGACGTTATTGATCAGCGTCAGATACAGCATATCGTCCTGATCAATCACATCCAGCGCCTGATTGTTGCGGCGCAGCGTCTGCTGAGCATATCCGATCGCGACCGACAGCTTGGCGTCATGGCTGTCCAGCGTCATATCATGGTGGTCGACGATGGCGGCCCAGGACTCGTCAGTGTCCGAGATCAGCGCGCCCATCCCGGCCCCCTTGGCGAAGCCGACCAGCTTGTTGACGAACCCACGATACTGTTGGAAGTGTTCCTTGGGGACTGAAGGGTCAGTCAGCATCTTCTTGATGATCTGCTGGACCTTGTTGTCGATCACCTCGACATCGCCGCCGAACCACCTTTTGTAGGCGCGGAACGAGGTCGAGTGGAACGTCATCGCGAAGACGTGCTTGGGGACGCGCGCCTTGAGCTCCTGGACGATGCTGCGATTGAACGCCAGGAACGTGACCGACTGATTCGACGGGATGAATTCGAGCGCCTTGACGATCGTGGTGGTCTTGCCCGACCCGGCCACGGCTTGGATGATCGCCGACCCAGCCCGAGGGTTCCGGATATGGGAGAAGATCTTCTCCTGATAGCTGCTGTACTGAATGGCGCTGCCGCTCGGGCGGACTTGGATCTCGGTTGAATTCATGCCGAGATTAAATCAGCAAATCGAACGTTTGTCAAGTTACCAATATTTGCGTGGCGTCCGATTGATTATCAAGGAGAAGTGAAGATCGCTGGTTTGACGATCGCGTACCAGTCCACGCAATAAAGAAGGCCGGTCTCGTCCGGATGCGGGTCGTAAACGGTCCTACCTTCTTGCATTACCACCGCATGATGTTCTCCTCGATGCTTCGACCGCGTCGTCGGGCCACATGCGATTATGGGTGGCAGATCTTGCCAATGCCTTCCGTCGCAATATGGGTAAAACATCCCAGAGTCACCCTTTCCAGAGCTGTGGAGCAGGAACAATCCTTTCACATTGAGCCAAGCCTGCGTTTGAGCGTCCTCGTTTGATTTCCCATTGTCGATCGCGATTTGAAGAAAGTGTGGAACCTCGCTGGCAGGCAGCTGTAACACGGTGGCGACGCAGCATCGCCAGCAGTCTCCGGCAACTTTTGGATTATCCGGGTCGACGAAGATCGTTTGCTTGGGGCGCTTGAAGTCGTAACTAGTGATCATTTGAATGGAGCGAGTGGACCGGAATTGAACCGCCATCTCGACCTTGGAAGGCCGTGTTCTAACGTTGAACTACACCCGCGTTACGATTGGAAGAATGCATGCACTATGGACGTAACAC